GTTAAGCGTTTCGGTATGAGTGATAAGAGTAGAGAGAATATCATTCTTGAGATTGGTGACGTTGAATATCGTCTTAAAGAATACAAGCAACTATTAGGTATACCATGCTAACATTTAAAACTATTCGTTGGAAAAATCTTCTTTCGACTGGTAATATGTTTACTGAGATTGATTTAGTTTCATCTAAGACAAATCTGATTGTTGGCGCGAACGGTCATGGCAAATCCACTATTCTGGATGCCATGACGTTTGTGCTTTTTGGTAAAGCATTCCGTAACATCAATAAGCCGACACTGGTTAATTCAGTGAACGGTAAAGATTGCGTTGTGGAGATTGATTTCAATACAAACGGTAAAGAGTATCGAATCATTCGTGGTATCAAGCCTAATGTCTTTGAGATTTGGGTAGATGGTACGATGATTAATCAGGATTCAGCTTCGCGCGACTATCAAGAGTACCTTGAGAAGTTCATCCTCAAAATGAACTACAAGGCATTCACTCAGATTGTCATTCTTGGTTCTGCATCTTTTGTTCCTTTCATGCAGTTATCTCCCGCTGATCGTCGTGCTATCATTGAAGGTCTTCTAGATATTCAAATCTTTTCGGTAATGAATGTACTGATGAAGCAGAGGGCATTGGTAAACAAGCAAGACCTAGAAAATAATCGTGTTCATCTCCAGTCTCACGAAGATAAGAAATCTTACATTGAAAAGACTCTTGCAGGCTTGAAGAAGACTAGCGCGGATCGTATGTTGGAACTTCAAAAACAACTGAACGATTATACCGATCAAAAACGTGATCTTATATCAACTGTTGAGAATTTGGTTGACGAACGTAAAGAATTACAAACCGAAGTAAACGACCTCACTGAATTGAAGACTCACTTTCACAATGCAATTAAGTTGTATACTCAACATGATACTGATGCCAAACGATTAGATTCTGAAAAAACTATGTTGAAGACAACTGACAATTGTCCAACATGCAAACAGCTTATTGAGGAAACGTTTCGTTCCAAACGTGTACTTCAGTTGAGTGATGAAATCATGAGTTTGGTATCTGCTGCTGAATTTGCAGAACTACACTCAAATGATCTCCTTGTGCAGATTAGCAAGAAAGAAGAAAACGTAAAGCGCATTCAAGCTATCACTGCTGATATATCTGCAAAGAAACAAACGATGATGCATTTAGTCTCAATGGTCAATGATACTGAAGACGCAATAGAGAAGATCAAGAATGCAGACAAGATGGTTCAAGACAGTGAAGAACAATTGTCTGCTACAATTGATAACATTGAAAATCTCAACATTCTCAAAACTGAACTGTTGGAAGATCGCAAGTACATTGAGACTGCACTGGCGCTATTGAAAGATGGCGGTATAAAGACCAAGATCATCAAGCAATACATTCCAATCATCAATAAGCTTGTTAATAAATACCTCGCTCAGATGGGATTCTTTGTAAACTTTAACATTGACGAAAACTTCAACGAGGTAATCAAGTCCAGATATCGTGATGAGTTTTCCTATGCGAACTTCTCGGAAGGTGAGAAGACACGTATTGATTTGGCGCTAATGTTTACTTGGCGTACAATTGCCAAGATGAAAAATTCCGTCAATACGAATCTGTTGATACTAGATGAAATCTTAGATGGAAGTTTGGACGCAAATGGCACAGATGAATTCCTTAAGATAATTAAGACCTTGACAGATGATACAAATACGTTTATAATAAGCCATAAACAGGATCAACTCATAGATAAGTTTGATAAGGTATATCGCTTTGAGAAGATCCGAAACTTCAGCAGACTAGTATGAGGAACAAATGACTAAGACACCTGTAGCAGAATCAGCAGAATATGACAACTTTCTTGGAAAAAAGGTAGAGCTTCCTCGAGAACCTACCCTAACTGAGTTTCTTGAAACGGAAGATAGTGGTGATATGAATCCTAATGATAAGGATGCTCTTTGGGTTGGAATGCCTGAGTTTGAACAGGAAGACAAGAAGACATATAAGACCATGTATCTTCATTTCCGTAACAAGGAAGACTTTGACAAATTCGTCAGCGTCTACAGATCCCAAATCGATTCAGATCAGACAATCACTGTAAAAACAAAGAGCATGTGGTATCCAGCACTCGACCGTACAGCTAATCACCTGTTGCGTTGGGTTGAAGAAGAATGAGAGGTCTGATTTATTCAGCTAGACCTATTAGTGGTCGTGAGGGCAAGATAGTCATCCGTCATATGAATATCATATCTCAAACATGCGATGAAGTTGATATTCTCAGCACAACAAAAACAGATGGTGCTAAGATAGCATTATCTCGCTATGGCAATGTTGAAGTGGACAACTATTATAATCATTATGGACATTATTATGAAACCTTAGTTCCTTTGATGTCATCATGGATGGACGTTTATGATGCAATAGATGTGACTCCACTTCAACAATATGACAAGCTGTTCATTGTTGGAGGTATGGACCTATGGCGTTCTGAACTTACCCGTGTAGGTAAAAGATCTGGTGTATTTCCTAATGACGGTGGTCAGATCAAGTTTCAGAGTGTAGGCGCTCACTGCACTAACATTCTTGCAATGCTTAAAGCTCATAATACATACAACATACCTCTGCATGAAATTGCTATTGATCCAAACGAAATCAGTTGCGGTCTGTTTCATGAAGATGTAAAGCCAACCACAGACTACTATCTGTATCATGGTTATGATATTCCAGCTTATGGTATTAATCGATTGGATAGTCTGCAGGCTTATCTATTGACGAAGCCGGTGCCTATGATCACAAGAGACAAGATTACAGACTTTACATTTGGATTAACAATTCTTGAGAAAAGCAATCGTGAGGAGTTTATAGGTGATATTGAAGATATCGAAGCTAAGTTTGAAACTGTAAACTTCTATATCAAAGATTACAGAAATGGTCAAAATACACTGATCGATCCAGATGCATATCTGAACAAGATTGAAGAGTCTCGTTTCACATATATGCTTCCTTCTTATGATAGACACTGTTTTTCAATCTATCGCTTTATTGAAGCTATTAACTACGACTGTCTACCACTAATCAACCCTGCTTGTAATTTGGTAGACATTCAAAATTCATTTGATGTTGATTTATCTCCTCTTGTAACAACTGACATTCCTACTGAATCAAGGCGTTTGGAATTGTTGGAGTATGTACAAGATAAGATAATGCTAGTGGAGAAGAATTTCAAAAATGACTAACCCTAAAAATCCTGTTTATATCATATCTAAAGGTAGACATGAAAGCATGTTTACTTCGCGTTCACTCGCGCGTATGAAAGTTCCACATTACATAGCGATAGAGCCACAAGATGAAAGTTCTTATGAAGCTGCCCTTGATAATTTCAATATTAGGGATTATGTTACTCTGCTTGTTGCCCCTTTCAGCAACCACGGTGACGGCCCTGGTCGGGCTCGTAATTGGTGTTGGGATCATGCTATTTCAATAGGAGCTGAGAAGCATTGGGTATTAGACGATAACATTTCAGATTTCTATCGACTTCATAAGAACGAAAGAATTCGAGTAGGTTCTGGAGTATGTTTCAAAGCTGCCGAAGATTTTGTTGATCGTTTTGAGAATGTTCCTATCTCAGGTTTTCAGTATCGGTTCTTTATTGCACCCAATCAGAAGTATCCACCTTTTGTGATAAACACACGTATCTATTCTTGTCTACTCATTTCCAATGATTGTAAACATAGATGGCGTGGACGTTATAACGAAGATACTGATATCTGCCTCAATGTTCTTAAAGATGGTGATTGCACGATTCAGTTCAATATATGGATGCAGGGTAAAGCCGCAACGCAAACTGTTAAGGGTGGAAACACTTCTGAATTCTACCATGCTGAAGGTGAGCTAGACAAGAGCAAATGGCGTGATGGCCAATTGAATGCAACTGGTACTGTGAATAAGTCTCAGATGCTAGTTGATATGCATCCAGATGTTGCTCAAATGGTTTGGAAGTATGGTCGTTGGCATCATTATGTGGACTATTCAAAGTTTAAGGAAAATAAGCTGAGATTAAAACCAGGAGTTGATCTTTCAAAACTGCCAAAAGTTAACAACTATGGACTAAAATTGATCAACAATTACAATGGTTTATAGTATTCTCTAGTAAAAACAATGACTTAGCAGTAGCTATGCATTGAACACATACCAGCTATGCGGCAACCACTCTTGAAAAAGAGGGTTGCCGTACTTATATATAGTACATGACAAATTCAGAACCCCTCAGACTTGACAATTCCCATCTCGTAACCCATATCGTTTATGAAAGCAAGCCGAACGTTTTCCACGTCGACCTTAGTGCTGTATCAAATGATCCTGATTTTCCTAATATGATCGAAACCTGTTACGGAAACGAACAGCCTTTCAAGTTATACAAGAAAATGTATAACAAGCATGATAACATGCATATTGCAACTTATAAGCAATTGTATAGCCGAGCAACCCTTTTTGTCTACATCGGTTAACTATTGACTTGGACCTCAAAACAGTCTAAGATAAGTCAATAATCAAGAGGACGTAATGGAACAAGCAAATATTCAGAACGGAAAGTCTCAGCTGGCTAAGCTTTTGGCCACTGAAAACATTGCCGTACAGCATAAGCCTGGTGCAAAGACCGCATGGTTCGACGTAAAGAACCGTGTCCTGTGTCTGCCGATATGGCACAATATTTCCGATGACCTATATGACCTTCTGGTTGTACATGAAGTCGGCCATGCTCTTGATACTCCTCCCGAAGGTTGGGCTGATGCAATCAAGGATATTGCTCTCCGTGTTACGGGTTCTGCTTCTAATCGCGCGATGGGTGCCGTCAAGGGCTTTCTAAACGTTATTGAGGATGCCCGTATTGATAAGCGCCAGAAGCGCCGCTTCCCTGGTGCCCGTCGGAATTACGTGAAGGGTTATAAGGAACTCATTGAACGTGATTTCTTCGGTACCGAAAAGCGGGACGTTAATCAAATGTCCTTTATTGATCGCCTTAACATCTATTGCAAGGGCGGCTCTATGATGGGCATCAAGTTTTCTCCTGTTGAGAAGAAAATGCTTCTTGAGGTTGAGAATGCTGAAACCTTTGATGAGGTTTTGAAACTCACTGAAAAGATTTTCACTTGGTCTAAGGATCAGCAGGAACAGGATCAAGAAAACAATCCGGATGACATGGGCGAAGAAGCCGGTGAAGATGACGGCAAATGGTCGGAATCGGATGATTCGGACTCTGATGACATGACCTATGATGATTCGGAAACGGATGAAACTGACGGCAACGGTAATGCCGATGGTGAAGCATCGGATGATGATGAAGATGGTAATAAGTCTGGTAAGACCCAGTCTGATGACCGCTCAAACGAATATTCTGATACTCCTATAAACATGGGTTCTCAGAACGGCAGCGGTGATGATAACAACCTGCCGGAATCGGAAACTGAAAAGTCTTGGCAAAAGACGCAGGATGATCTGATTAAGAATTCGGACGAACGGTATATTTACCTGAAGCTTCCTCGTCCTGTCGATATCAACAAGATGGTTGTTGACTACAAGCAGGTTCTAGCTGAACAGCGGTCTTATCTTCCTAAGATGTGGCAAGACAAGTTTTGGCAAGATTCGGTTCGTGCGGAACTCATGAAGTTCCGTGCAGATGAAAATGCCACGATTTCTTTCATGGTTAAAGAATTTGAAATGCGAAAGTCTGCGGATGAATATAGTCGCACCAGCGTTTCGAAGACCGGTGTAATCGATATGAATAAGCTGCATACCTACAAGTATAATGATGACCTTTTCCGTCGTGTCACTTCCGTTGCGACTGGCAAAAATCACGGCTTCGTTATGTTTGTTGATTGGTCTGGTTCAATGCAATCCAACCTGAAGAAAACGCTAAAGCAGCTTTTCTCACTGGCAATGTTTTGCAAGCGGGTACAGATTCCTTTTGAGGTTTATTCGTTCCGTAGTGTTCTGTACACTGATTACAAGGATGATGGAGGCACTCTTCTTCCGGATACCCAGTTCTTCTCTCAAAATCAAGATGAAATTTCTATGGATCCTGTCATGATCCGTAACATTCTTTCATCTCGAATGAAGATCCAGGAACTCAATGATGCAATGTACCATCTTTGGCTCATGGGTTGTGGTGGTCATATGCCCTGTGATGGAATGTCGTCCACTCCACTCAATGAGTGTATTGCTCTGGCAGATCTGGTTGTAAATAAGTTCCATAATCAGTCTAAAGTTCAGGTTGTCAATACCATCTTCCTGACTGATGGCGAATCCGATCCTATCTATGGTTTCCATGGAAAAAATCAGTACGGTTATGGTTGGTCTGGTAAGACCAAGTACATTCTTCAGGATGATCTTACCAAGAAATCTTACGACATTCGGTACAGCCTTGGCGACCGTCGCATGACTTCTCTGCTTCTTAAGGTTCTGAAGGATCGTACCAACTGTAATCTTATTGGCTTCTTTATCAACGGTGATGGATTCCAGCGTGTTTGGGATCAATATAAGTTTGGCGTTTATGACAAGCGCCTGACTGATGCCAAGAAGTCTTGGACAAATGATGGATTTTTTCCAGTTGACACTGCAGGTTATGATGAATACTATATTCTCAACCCTAAGATGTTCAATGTTTCCACTAACAAGGAACTGGTTGTAGATTCCAACATGACCCGTAACAAGGCTGCAAAGGAATTCATCAAGTTTTCCGAAAAGAAGACGGTTTCCCGTGTTCTACTCTCACGGTTTGTCAAGCGAATTGCCGCTTGACAAACACCTTTACCTAGTCTATAATATACACATAATCGAAACACACACAAGGAAGTTCTAAATGGCTAAGCGCCCTCTCGACAAGTCTGCCTTCTTTAACGCTGTTAAGAAGGAATTCGGTGATATCGCGACCATCACCCGTCAGGAAGTTATCCTCATTGAACGTAAGTACGGAATTGATTATCCGGTTTGGTTCATCAAGGACAAGGCGCGACATGTCTCGCGCGGAGTGTATTCCCTTGATGACAGTGGTTCCACTAAGCCCGTGAAGGCAGCTAAGGCAATTAAGGCTTCCGATATTGCTTCGGAAGTTCCGGTTGCTTCTAACACTGCCATCGAAGTGTCAAATCAGCATGACATGGCAATTGCTGCTCTGCACACCAGTGTCGCTGATACTGTGTCACTGGTTCCCGCTAAGGCTTCTGGTTATGTTCCTTTCGGCCACTTTGCCGATGTCCGCATGATCATCAAGTCTGGTAAGTTCTATCCGACTTATGTGACCGGTCTGTCTGGTAACGGTAAGACCATGATGATTGAGCAGATTTGCGCCCAAGAAAAGCGTGAACTGGTTCGTGCCAACATCACCAAAGAAACGGACGAAGATGACCTGATTGGTGGTTTCCGTCTTATCGATGGTAAGACTGTCTGGCAGAATGGTCCGGTTATCGTGGCTATGGAACGTGGTGCCATCCTGCTTCTGGACGAAGTGGATCTCGGTGATGCCAAGCTCATGTGCCTTCAGCCCATTCTTGAAGGCAAGCCGATCTATCTTAAGAAGATCAATCGTGTGGTAACGCCTGCTAAGGGCTTCAACATTCTGGCTACTGCCAATACCAAGGGTAAGGGTTCTGACGACGGTCGCTTCATCGGTACCAACGTGATGAACGAAGCTTTCCTTGAGCGTTTCTCTATCACTTTCGAGCAGGAATACCCGCCGCTCAAGACCGAACTCAAGATCGTGAAGAATATTCTGCAGGCTTCCGGTTGTGATGACAATGACTTTGCAGAAAAGCTAGTCAATTGGGCTGATATGATCCGCAAGGCATTCTACGATGGTGCCGTGTCTGATATCATCTCTACTCGCCGTCTTGTCCACATCTGCGAAGCGTTCTCAATCTTCGGTCAGGATCGTGAGAAGGCAATCAAGCTTTGTCTGAACCGCTTTGATGTGGATACCAAGAATGGCTTCTTTGACCTCTACATGAAGCTGGACGAAACTCTCCAGCCGAAGCCGGAAGTCAAGACGGAAGCTGCCGCTACTAATGATGGCGAAATTTCCATGTAACAAGAATACGGACAGTGGGCTTGAGTCATTCACTGTCCGTCCTTTTGAAGACTCGTAACCTAAAATTATAATGGAGTTATTTAATGTCTCATCTTTCCCGTGTTGCTAAGGTTCTGCGTAAGAATAACAAGGGTACTGGCATCACTGCTGGTCGACTTGCACAGCTTTCCGGCTTGTCTAAGGACGCCGTGTATAAGCGCGTTTGGGATCTTCGCAATGTTGAAGGTAAGACCATCTATAGCAACTACCGTAATGTTAACGGTACTCGCAAGATGTTTTATCGTATTGCCTCGTAATTTTTTCTAGCAATTCAAAAAGGGATGCTATATACTACTGTAGCATCCCTTTTTATTATGGAGTTCACTAATGGAATTATCAATCAAAGTTGAAGACCTAAGAAAGACCAAACTGTTCATAGCAACACCTATGTATGGTGGACAGAACAATGGACTTTATATGAAGGCATGCCTTGATCTTCAAAGCATCTGTCTTCAATATGGCATTGAAGTTCGATTCTCTTTCCTCTTCAATGAATCACTAATTACCCGCGCAAGAAACTATTTGGTAGACGAATTCTTGCGCTCAGATAGCTCACATCTTCTCTTCATCGATTCTGATATTCATTTTGATCCTCAAGATGTTCTAGCCCTTATTGCTTTGGACAAAGACGTTATTGGTGCACCTTATCCTAAGAAGTCAATCAATTGGAAAAACATTGCTGCGGCTCTTGTTAAAGATCCAACAACACCAGTAAATGAATTGGACAATCTTGTTGGCGATTATGTTTTCAATCCCGTGCCAGGTACAACACAGTTCAACGTTCGCGAACCTCTTGAGGTTATGGAAATTGGAACTGGCTTCATGATGGTCAAACGTGAAGTATTCGAAAAGTTCAAGAATGCCTATCCGAAGCAGAACTACAAGCCAGATCATGTTGGTCAGGCCAACTTTGATGGTTCTCGCTACATTCACGCATATTTTGATACTGTGATTGACAATGGTTATACTTATGACGATCTATACCATCTCGTAAAGATTGCTGCACAGGGTGATAACATCAAGAAGAAGGCACAAGAATTTATGAACACAGAAAAGAATGCGTCACATAGGTATCTTTCTGAGGATTACATGTTCTGTCAGTATCTTCGAAAGATCGATGTGCAAATTTGGCTGTGTCCATGGATGAAGACGCAACATGTTGGCACTTATGCCTTCACTGGTAACATGCAAGCAATCGCTCAATATACAGGAAATCTATAATGATAATTGGTGTTGTAGGATTTATTGGATCAGGTAAAGGCACTGTTGCTGATATTTTGGTCGAGAAGCACGGCTTTGTTAAGCTTTCATTTGCTGATGCTGTTAAGGATGCAACTGCGGCTATCTTCGGATGGCCGCGAGCCCTTCTTGAAGGTGACACTTTAGAAAGTAGGGAATTTCGTGAAACAAAAGATGAATGGTGGTCAAAGAAGTTTGAGTTTGATTTTTCACCTCGTCTAGCTCTTCAATTGATGGGAACAGAAGCTGGTCGCAATGTTTTTCATCAAGACGTTTGGGTACATGCATTAGAGCGTAAAGCCGAAATGTATAAGAACGTAATAATTGCTGATGTTCGATTCCCAAATGAAATTGATTGGATGAGATCAAAGGGAGGGTTTGCAGTTCGTGTTCAGCGTGGTCCTGATCCTATTTGGTACGATACTGCTGTCATTGCTAACAGGAAAGCTGAAACTCACGAACAGATTTCTCGAAAGTTAGCTGCCGAAGATGCAATGGTAGATCAGTATAAGATCCACTACTCTGAATGGGCATGGGCAGGATCGATTATGGATTATCATCTTGATAACAACGGAAACATTTCCATGCTTGAAGCTGATATCAGTCACCTGCTAAAAGTCTTTACAGGCCCACAAAAGTCTGCTATACTAGCAGCCTAAACTAAATCTAACTGGAGAATATATTATGAAGATTAGCGAAAACACTCTAAAGGTCCTCAAGAACTTTTCAGAAATCAATTCTGGACTCGTTCTTCGAACAGGTAATGTTCAGAAGACCATCAACATGGACAAGTCTATTCTATGTGAAGCTGAACTTGAAGACAACATTCCTATTCAGTTTGGCATCTATGATTTGCCACAGTTTCTTGGAAACGTAACCTCTTTCGATAATCCTGATATCGATTTTGGTGACAAGTCTCTAACCATGACTGATGGTACTGTCGGTCTGCACTATTACTCAAGTGCGATTGGTCTCATCACTTCCCCTCCCGATAAGGAACTGACGATGAAGCAGGTTGATCTTCGCTTCACTCTGACCGATTCTGTTTGGCAGCGTATCCGTCGTCTTGCTGCAACAAACGGATTTCCTAACATTTCTATTGTTGGTAAGAATGGTGAACTTCGTCTTCTCGCGCATGAGAAGGCAAACGACACTTCTAACTCTGCATCTATCAAGCTTGCCGATCATACAGGTGAAGATTGTTCTGTTACGTTCAAGTTTGAAAATCTCAAAATGATTGCGGATGATTATGACGTTGAAGTTATGTTGAACGGCTTCGCGAAGTTTGCGGCGAAGAACAAGAAGATCAAGTATTGGATTGCAGTGGAGACTAAGTAATGGCTGGCATGGGACACAATCAAAAAGTATTCGTTTCGATCAACGGTCTTTCTGAAGCGGACAAGAAGCGCGTTAAGGATGCTGTTCTTGAAATGAACGACAGTATGACGCGAATTGCTGCTGAAAGGGATTTGCAGAAGGACACTCTCGCGCGAATGGAAGATCAGCTTGGCATTGATAAGAAGATGCTTCGTCGTATGGCACGTGTCTACTTTAAGAGCAACTACGCTCAAGAGCAGGACGAAAATCGTAACTTCGAAGAAATGTATGACGGAGTTATGAAGTAAAATGGCCGTCGATCTTTATGGTGACACTTATGTGGACAACTGGGACTATGCCAGAAAGATCGTCACTATCGGAATAGGGTTGCCTTTCTATAAAGTGATTTCATATGAATTACCAAACGAAGGTTTAGGTATGTCACTTCATAGCGAAGGCACCTTTTTTCGAAAAGCTGACATTCCAGGTGTGAATGGTGGTGGTCTATACGTTCTCTATGAAAAGACCAAGACACAAACCTCGTGTCTGTATGTGGGCGCTACAGAGTATTCGATACGTCAACGTGTATATAGATTCATGAAAGAACTTCATGATGTATCAAGAGATGACGAGAAACATCCGGCAGCAACCAAAGCTAGATTTGATGGTGTTATTCCTAAACATATCTACGCTAAATTTATGCCTATAAGAATGATGCCTAGAATGAAAAATCTTAGAATAGACTTTATGACACTTGACGAAACGTGTGCTATTCTGCTAAAATCTCGCTACAACGTTAGAAGGACTTATTGATGAGCGAATCTTTTCTCTGGGTCGAAAAGTATAGACCAAAGACCGTAAGAGACTGCATCCTTCCTGAGCGGCTGAAAAAGCCGTTTCAGGAGTATGTGGATAAGAAAGAAATTCCCAATCTCATGTTAACTGGTACTGCCGGTGTGGGTAAGACCACAGTTGCCAAAGCCATGTGTGATGAGATTGGGATCAACCATCTGTATATCAATGCTTCTGAAAACAGAGGTATTGATATGCTGCGAACAACTATTCGTAACTATGCATCTTCGGTATCGTTGACGGGTGGCAAGAAAGTTATCATCCTAGACGAAGCCGACTATCTAACTCCTGAAGCCCAAGCAGCTATGCGTGGTGCAATCGAAGAGTTTGCAGGCAATTGCACATTCATTCTTACATGTAACTTCAAGTCAAAGCTGATCGACGCGATTCATTCACGTTGTTCGGTAATCGATTTCGGATTGAAGAATGATGAAAAGCAAGAGATGGCATCTCAGTTGTTTAAGCGTTTGCTTAACATTCTGACTTCAGAAGGAATCGATTATGATAAAGCGGTTGTGGCAAAGATTGTCGAGAAGTACTTTCCTGACTATCGTCGTACTCTTAATGAGCTACAGCGGTTTAGTTCTTCTGGCACTTTGGATGCAGGCATCGTTGCACAACTCTCAGATGTTCGAAAGATTGCCGATCTTGTCAAATTTCTGAAAGACAAGAACTTTTCAGAAATGAGAAAGTGGTGTGTTACCAATTCTGACATTGAACCTGCCCGTGTGTATCGCAAGATTTATGACTCTCTTGTGGAATATTTCAAGCCCGAAAGCGTACCACAAGCTGTTTTGATCATTGCCAAATATGGGTATCAATCAGCATTTGTTGCAGACCAAGAAATCAATCTTGTTGCTTGTTTGACAGAACTTATGGTAGATTGTGAATATCAATGACGGATCTTTTTAAAGACGTTATCCCTAGCATCCAGCATACCAAAAAGAAAGTCATTACCAGTGAAAACGAGAAGGAATATGTGCCCTATGTGGTTAACAGATCCATCTCGTTTCATCTGGACATGGTAATGCAGGCCAATCAGATGAATATGTTACCATCCACAGATGGACTTCTTCAGTACCACTATTTGCTAAATACTGTAAGGTCATATAAAAGACCTTTTCAGAAATGGCAAAAAAGACAAGATGATGACAATCTTGAAGTCATTAAGGAAGCTTACAATTATTCCAATGAAAAGGCAAAGGACGTTCTAACAGTGCTTACAAATGACCAACTTGAAGAAATTAAAAAGACTTTGAACAAAGGTGGTCCTAATGCTAAACTTAGAAGATTTAATAGAGGTGAGACTGGCTGAGCCTGATGACTTCCTAAAAGTTAAGGAAACACTTTCTCGTATTGGTGTTGCATCTAAAAAAGAAAAGACTTTATATCAATCTTGCCACATTCTGCATAAGCAGGGCAAGTACTATATTATCCACTTCAAACAACTATTCTTATTGGACAATAAGAGTTCCGATTTCTCAGATGAGGATCGTGGTCGTGTGAATACAATAGCCAATCTCCTATCAGAATGGAGATTGGCTATTCTTGTTGATCCTGCTAAAAGCCAGACTCCTGTCGCTCCCCTTTCACAAATCAAAATCATATCACACCGTGAAAAGACGGAATGGAATCTGGTAACAAAATACAATATTGGCAAACGTAAAACTTAACATGGAGCTATATAATGAATCGTTTGAGAATTTTTAAGACAGATCCCAACGTCAATCTTCCTAAGTTTGCAACAAAACAAGCAGCTTGTTTCGATCTATCGTTTCAATCTACGGGCAAGACTGAGTATACTGGATACAATATGTACAATGCGCCATTAACGAGGCAACTTTCTAATGGCTCAATTAAGATCATGCCTGGTGATCGTATTCTAGTGCCTACTGGATTGATCTTTGATATTCCAGAAGGATATTCGGTACGAATTCATCCTAGGTCTGGGCTATCACTTAAGCAAGGTCTTGTTTTAGCAAACCTAGAAGCCGTAATCGATTCGGATTATGTCCAAGAAACTTTTGTTTTGCTTGCAAATAATTCCAGTGTAGATCAGACGATAAATAATGGAGATAGGATTGCACAAGCGGAAATGATTAAATCAGAGGAATATATTCTTTGGGAAATCTTCGATGCTCCAATTCAAAAAACAGATCGTGCCGGAGGATTAGGTTCAACAGGTATTAGCGTCTTCGCAATTGAAGATGTACAGAAGCCAGATGAGCAGCCTGTAAAGCGCGGCAGAGGAAGACCAAAGAAAGTAGCATAGGAATAAAATGCCAGGAGCCCATCGTCACGGCGATAAGAGATTTTGTGAGGCTACAACAATCGTTACAGGACAAAGCACTGTCAAAGTGAATGGTATATTGTGGGCAGTTGAAGGTGATTATGATACACACTGCGATGGAGGTCAATTGCAAGCTGTGTACGGCGCTAAGAATGTTTACATTCAAGGTAAACTTGTGATTTGTGCGATGGGTGACATTGCAGCTCCTGATAAACAAGATTGCGTTGTTATACATCCTACCGGTCCTACTAATCCAAAAGGACACTCTATGGATGTTGTTGTTTATGGTGGTAGAGCTGGTGGTGGTAAATGACATGGCAGCTGAACGAGCTTGTGTATTCAGGTAATAACCAAGCAAGAGTTAAGAACTACTATCCAGATACCGGACTAATTGTAATCTATGATATATATGGAAATTTTCAAGCTGGTATGACAATTGTAGGTAATGAGACTGGAACAACTCTCACTCTTACAGAATTTAACATTACTCTTGATTATGATTTGAGATATGAGCCTGACGAATGGGAACAGGCTCTGGCGGATGCTATATATGATGGTGATGGAAATATTGTAGCTCTTGAAGAGCATTTTACAGGACTTCTGTCACAAGATTATCAATTTAAGTATTACGTGGTAGAGGGTTAATGCCAACACCTATTTCAAATTTAAGAGCGACTTGGGCTAATACATCGAATGTGTTTGTTGGCATTGGCATGAATGTCAATGCTATCTCTTATGCCGCAAACACTAAACTAGTCGATTTCAAAATCAATTCAAATTCTATGTTCTCTATTACACCTCAAGGCTCTACAGCTATGGGTGCACGAGGACAAATTCCTATACAGCAACCGAGCCAAGCTGCCGTTCTAGACTTATGGGCAAGAGACAAGGGTCTATTGTTCCCTCGAATGACTACAACAGAGCGAGATGCTATTCCTAATCCTCCTGATGGTCTTGTTATCTATAATGAAGAAACAGATTTTCTTCAGATTCGTCGTGCAGGTATGTGGACAAATGTTGGTGATGTTGGTTTACCTGGTGCTCTTCCATCACTTTCGAGGACATTATTTGTTTCTACAACAGGTAGCGATACTGCAAATGACGGCACAAGCGAATATTCTCCTTTTGCATCGCGAGAAAAAGCTCTTGCAGTTGCAACTGCAAGAAACGATATTGTTCTTATCAAAGTATCACCTGGTGTTTATTACACACAAGGTTGGTTAGATTTACCTGATGGTTGTATTGTACAAGCTGCCCATCGTTCAGTATTCATTCGTCCTGTTCCTAACTTTGAAGAGCGCAACGTATTTCGTATGGGATCAGGATGTTTTGTTGAAGGATTTATCATTGAGAATTTCCGCTTAAATAGTTTGACAGATCCTACAGAAGGTTTTGCATTCAGTTTTAGACCTGGTGCAGTCATCACGCGCGTACCATACGCTCATAAGTGTGCTGTAAGATGTTCACAGCCTATAAGCGTTGTTGGAGGTAAACTAGATCCTCTAAATGGAAATCCACAATATCCAAGAGGACCTGGCGTTGTTATAGCAGACGGTCTTGTTTGTTCTCAATATTCGATCTTTCCAAACATCATGACATGGGGTGCAACACCTGTAACATACAATGGTATTGGTTATTGTGCAAAGAATGGCGGACTAATCAACGCTGTTAACGCCATCTCTATGTGGGCCCACAAACACTTCTTAGCAATGAGCGGTGGTCAAATCATTCTCAGTTCTTGTTCTACGCAGTTTGGTGACTATTCGCTAGTTGCATCAGGTTCACGCAACATCGGCGTTCCTTATGCAATATCAGGAACAATGACACCAAACACAACTGCTGCAAACGCTGTTGCGGCAGCCTCTACTACAATCATTAATAATATGTGGACAGCATTAACAGCAACAGGTACTATATCTGCTTGGGACGCATATGATCAAGAATACACTCGATATGACGGTAGTGTTTGGATTAAAGCACTTGAAGAAATGTTGCGTGGTGGTGGTTCAGATATGATTGAACGTTTCCAATTGGTATTGTTTGACGCTGTTGGTAATCCTGTATTGTCGAGCGACAAGAAAACACAATTTAAGTTTTGTTATGATTACATAAGAGACCAAATTAACGCTCTTACTGGTGTAGACGCCACATCACAGACTATGGTAAATAATGCCACTATTGCGGTAAAAAGCACAATCGATAGTCCACAAACACGCACTGAACCAAGTAGAATTGAGGCTATTGGTCATACTTGGACAGCTAACATGATTGGTGTTTGGCAAATTAAAATTCCACCAGCACAGTCAAGATTGCCAATCAGAGACAGTATTTTAGAACAAGATGGCGCTCTTGTCATTGCTACAGGACAAGATAGTGATGGTAATGCTATCTTTGCTGGTGATGTCACAATTGACGCAAGATTTGGTATGGGAGGTCGCGGATTTATTGCACCTACAAAACGTGAAGCTACTCGCGCAGCTATTACATTTGGAGGATTTTAATGGCAAGAATTACATGTCGCCAACCATCAACAGGTAAACCTGTAAACATTCGTTACGAGAGTGTTCCTAATACATTTGTTACAATCGCAGAAGCACCAGACTTTTCTGTTCCCGATCCCTCAGAGTCACAATATCCTGATGCTAGAGATCCCTCTTATCCTTCTCGAGGTATTGCAGCAGGTGAAATATTCTTTCTAACACCACTTATAGTCAAAAACAAAACTGGTGGTTCTTGCATAATTGAAGTTCGTTTTATCGCAGAAGGAAATACAGCTTCAGTTGTAAATGATGCATTGGGCGCAACTCTTATTCCTGCAGGCGAGAGTGTAGCTATTCCGTTACAAGGAAGATCCCTAATCAAAAGAAATCTTGCAACCGCAAACGGCGATTCGATCCAGGTAAAATCTAGCGTTTCGGGAGCATGTGATGTTTGGGCTTCAGCTAATGAACAAGCTTCGGCAGAGCATGTGGGTGTAGGTATCATATAATGTCGAATAAATTTCTATCAAACAAACAATTAGTTGACGACGGTTTGTTTGTTATTACCAGTGGTGATCTAGCAGCATTAAATCCTATAGACTATAAAGGTCGACAGGTACAACTTGACGACGGCAATCGATATCACAGTGACGGTCTTATCTGGCGCTTAAGCGATGCATACGATGCTCTCGGCGCACAAGGATCTCAGGGACCTCAAGGACCTCAAGGGCCTCAGGGTATTCAAGGTGTTCAAGGTGCTATAGGTCTTCAAGGACCTCAAGGTACAATTGGTATTCAAGGTCTACAAGGTCTTCAAGGAACTATAGGTGTTCAAGGATCGCAAGGTACAATAGGTTCACAAGGTATTCAAGGTGAAACTGGTGCTCAAGGCACTCAAGGCATTCAAGGTGAAATTGGTGCTCAAGGCACTCAAGGCATTCAAGGTAATATAGGCGCACAGGGTAGTCAAGGTATAACAGGTGCTCAAGGTGCTCAGGGAACAACTGGCGCTCAAGGTCTTCAAGGAATTTTAGGCGCGCAAGGTCTTCAAGGCGCTGATGGTGCTCAGGGTATTACAGGATCGCAAGGCGCCACAGGCATACAGGGCGCACAAGGCACTGATGGTTTACAAGGTACTCAAGGTGCTCAAGGTGCCACAGGAATACAAGGTGCACAGGGAACTGATGGTTTACAGGGTACTCAAGGTGCTCAAGGTGCCACAGGAATACAAGGTGCACAGGGAACTGATGGTTTACAAGGTGCTCAAGGTGCTCAAGGTGCCACAGGAATACAAGGTGCACAGGGAACTGATGGTTTACAAGGTGCTCAAGGTATAATTGGATCACAAGGTGCCCAGGGTACTGATGGTTTACAAGGTTCTCAAGGTGCTCAAGGTACAATTGGATCACAGGGTACAACAGGCGCTCAAGGTATAACTGGTGCTCAAGGAGTTCAAGGTGCTCAGGGCACAACAGGCGCTCAAGGTATAACTGGATCTCAGGGTACACAAGGTACAACAGGTGCACAGGGCACTCAAGGTATAACTGGATCTCAGGGTACACAAGGTACAACAGGTGCACAGGGCACTCAAGGTATAACTGGATCTCAGGGTACAACAGGTTCACAAGGTGCTACTGGATCACAGGGAACAACAGGTTCACAAGGTACAACTGGATCTCAGGGTACAACTGGATCTCAGGGTACAACTGGTGCACAGGGAACAACAGGTTCACAAGGTACAACTGGTGCACAGGGAACAACAGGTTCACAAGGTACAACAGGTTCACAAGGTACAACTGGTGCACAGGGAACAACAGGTTCACAAGGTACAACAGGTTCACAAGGTACAACTGGATCTCAGGGTACACAAGGCACTACTGGTGCTCAAGGTATAACTGGTGCTCAAGGTACTACTGGTGCTCAAGGTACAACTGGATCTCAAGGTACAACAGGTGCTCAGGGTACACAAGGTACAACAGGTTCACAAGGTGCTACTGGATCACAGGGAACAACAGGTTCACAAGGCACGACAGGCACTCAAGGTACACAAGGTGTATTAGGTTCACAAGGCACGACAGGCACTCAAGGCACTACTGGTGCTCAAGGTATAACTGGTGCTCAAGGTACTACTGGTGCTCAAGGTACAACAGGCACTCAAGGTACACAAGGCATTCAAGGTACAACAGGTGCTCAGGGTACACAAGGCATTCAAGGTATAACTGGTGCTCAAGGTACAACAGGCACTCAAGGTACACAAGGCATTCAAGGTATAACTGGTGCTCAAGGTACAACAGGCACTCAAGGTACACAAGGCATTCAAGGCACTACTGGTGCTCAAGGCACTACAGGTTCACAAGGTACAACTGGATCTCAAGGTACACAAGGCATTCAAGGCACTACTGGTGCTCAAGGTGCTACAGGCACTCAAGGTACAACTGGATCTCAAGGTACAACAGGTGCTCAGGGTACAACAGGTACACAGGGTACAACAGGCGCTCAAGGTGTTCAAGGTAGACAAGGAACTACAGGCGCTCAAGGTACAACTGGATCACAAGGCACTACAGGTTCACAAGGTACAACTGGATCTCAAGGTACACAAGGCATTCAAGGTATATTAGGCGCTCAAGGCACTACAGGTTCACAAGGTACTACTGGTGCTCAAGGTACAACAGGCACTCAAGGTACAACTGGATCTCAAGGTACAACAGGTGCTCAGGGTACACAAGGCATTCAAGGTATATTAGGCGCTCAAGGCACTACAGGTTCACAAGGTACAACGGGTATTCAAGGCACTTCGGGTGTAAACGGCACTGCTGGTACTGGAGGCACACAAGGTACAACAGGTACTCAAGGAACAGTAGGCACTCAGGGTACGACAGGCGCTCAAGGCACTACTGGTGCTCAAGGTACAACTGGATCACAGGGTACAACAGGTACACAGGGTACAACAGGCGCTCAAGGTGTTCA